AGCACCACCTGTAATATTTATATAATCAGAAACATCTAATCTACCTGATATTTGGACACCATTTGAATATGTCTCAAGCTTCTTACTGTTGTTGTAATAGAGTTCTACTGCTCCGTTAAAAGTGCAAACTATATACTCTTCTGGGCCATTAGTTTTACTTCTCAGTTTTAGAACAGAATCTGACTGAAGCTCTAGATTTCCTGTAGCGTTCGTAATATAAGAATTACTACCATCGTGTTCGATCTGGATATCGTTTGAAGCACCAATTTTTAATTGAGCACCAGCATTTTCAACACCTGCCATAGCAATGCCACTTGCAGTTGTCTCCAACTTCTTAACGCCGTCGTAATAGAGTTCTACGGCTCCATCTGGATTAAAGGTCGCATAGTATTCAGCAGCAGCATCTTTTGTTAGACGTATAGCTCCGTCAGTCTGTATCCATATAGGATTATCATTTACATCTTCAATGACGGTATTTGCTGAATCATGGTAGATTTGTAGATCATTTCCAGCTCCAGCAAGGAATTTACCAGAATCATTTGGAATCGAAACGTTTCCACTACTTGTAATACGGAGCCTTTCTGCACTATTGGTATTGTCGTAGAATCTTAAAGTACCGCTACTTTCATAAAGACTAAACTTATTAGTTCCTCCTACAGCCCATCTTAAAGCTGTGTCACCACTTGCATGATTTAAAGTTAAATCTCTAGTTATTGTTGCCCCAAGCGAAGTCGTCTCAATCTTCTTTGAGTTGTCATAATAGAGTTCTACATTCCCACCACCATTAGCTTCAATATTTAGTTCATTAGCACCATCGGCGTAATTAAAAAGTTTAAATGAACCATCCGAATGAGCCTGTAATCTCCACTGATCAGCGTTATCATCACCTTCATCAGCATAGAAGAAAAGATTAGCATCGCCTCCTTCTGTACCTCGAATGATTGCCCCGCCTCCAGTCGTCTCAAAAGTTTTTATGTTGTCGTAATAGAGTTCTACGCCTGCGTTGTCAATAAATTTAGCCCTTACTTCTCCAGAGGAATTATCAAGAATTTCAAGATTCGCATCAGCATAAAGTTTAATCTTTCCTGCTGAAGTAAATACAGCATCAGTACCATTAAAATTTATCTGAGCATCATCACCATCTCCAAAGATAGCTGTTCCATTATCAGCAAAACTTAAATTACCAATTAGATTAGCTCCAGCTGTGCTTGTCTCAAACTTCTTACTGTTGTCGTAATAGAGTTCTACGTCTCCATCAGCTTGAAATTTTGCCTGTGTTTCTCCGTCTGTAGGTTTACTAAAAGTATGTGTATAACCTTTATATGTAATTGAGTGATGAGGATGTCCAGCCCTTAAAACTACATCCCCACCGGCATTTTCAAAAAGTGAACTTGAAAATTTAGTTGATGCCGTACACGTGCCAGTTACCGTAAATCCGCCGCTTACCGTTTCCGCCGTCTTTGTTCCATTAAAGCAAAGGTCTACCGATCCATTTGCATTTACCGCAATACCATTTTCACCACTTGCAGGTTGTAAAAGTATATTGCCTGTTGATCTCAGCCTGTCGTCTGATCCATCATGGAAAATTTGTAAATCCGAACCAGCTCCAAATATAGCTTTTACGTCATCTCCAAAAAGGAGATTCCCTGTCATTGTCCCGCCTGCTAAAGGAAGTTTATTTGCTACTTGAGTTGCCCCGCTATCAATAGTCCAAGTTGCGCCACTGTTTGAAACCGTAATATCTCCCTTATCTCCATCATCAACACCACCACCGCCGCTAACTTCTGCAACGCTGTTATCGTCCTTTTTTAAAAAGATTTTACCGTTGTCAGTCCTTACAGCTAACTCACCTAAAACTAAATCACTAGCACTCGGATCGCTGCCACTTGCGTTCTTGAGTTTAATTGTGACTGCCATTTTTTAAATCCTCCTAATGTTTAATTTGTTTTAGTATGTTCCTCCATTAACGTCGAAACCTGAAGTTGCCCCATCTTCCAGAAAGGTGACTAAATCAGACAGAGCTACCTGTTTCATTGTGCCTGCATCATTGCAAAGGAAACGATCAGCAGCCGCCAAAGTTGTCGAAGTGGCTGACGTTCCACCATCTATAAGATTTAACTCGGCAGTCGTTACGGTTGCGCCATCAAGTATTCCTATTTCTGTTGAAGTTAAAGCAGCTAAAGCGGTAGCACCTCCTGATTGACAACTTGACAAAGCATCAAGATCAGCGTCATAAGCTTGGACGTTCGTACCGATCACCAAACCGAGGGAAGTACGAGCCGCACTAGCTGATGTTGCTCCTGTTCCACCGTCTCCTACGGCAAGAGTTCCAGTAATTGAACTTGCGTCTAATTTGACCGCTAATTCTCCTGATTCAATAACAACACCGCCATTGCTTTTAAGATCGGCTGAGATTGTATTGCCTGACTTCTGAAGACCATCTCCAGCAGTTATTTGTCCTGCACCTGAGAACTGAGCAAAAGTAAGGTTATTAGTTCCTACAACTGCACTTCCCTTATCAGAAGTACAAACCCAACCATTCTCGGCGTTGGTTGTTCCTTCTTCAATAAATGTGAAATTTCCTGCTGCATCCTCGCCAGCAGCCATGTCATCAGCCCTTGTCCAACTTCCACCGCTTACGACTTTATAAATACCGTTTTGACTTGCTGTTGATTGCCCTGCTACAAGAACACGATCATTAGCAGATAAAGAAACGCCATCAATAGTTTGGGTTCCACTTAAAGTTATGTTTGAAGTAGAAACAACAACACAAGAATCTTTAATATCTAATCCTTGAGCAACTCCGTCTACATAACCTTTATTTGCAGCATCATTATCAGCAGTACAATCAGCAAGGTTTGTAATCTTCTGACTGTTTAGAGAGACAGCACCATCAGGGACTGTAAATTCATTTAACTTTAATAAATCAGCAGCAACTAAAGCTCTGAAAGTTGGTGCGGCAGCCGAGCCACTTGCAGGGCCAACAAGTATTGTGTTTGCTGTTCTTGTGTCTGTCTTGTTAAAGAACGCTCCAGCACCACCAACGGTAATAATTGAACTTGCAGAGGGTGGAGTAGAACCGTTGTCACCAAAACCGTAATACAGTTTCAGATCACTTTCATTAAACGCTAATTCTGAAGGAAACAGACTTGAAGGCGCACCATCAGCTCCACTAGCAGCTCTCTTTTTTATCCTGATCGTGTTGGCCACTAGAAGTTACCTCCGTTGGTGAGTGTGTCTGTTGTCCATGTGCTGTCTGCTTTATAGCTTGAAGCACTACTATCATAATAAATGATACTTTTATTTACCCTGTTTGGGTCACTTAACCCTGTACCACTTGTTGAAAAAGCTGGCCCTTGTGGCCCTTGAGTTGCAACCTCTATGGTTGAACTATTGCTCTCGTCAACAGTTACAGTGTTTTTATTGGTTGTGATATTTACTGTGGTCATGCAGTGTATCCTTCATCCATATAAATAGTACCTTCTAACCAGTATTCTTTCAGCCCTGCTGGATTTGTTAATAGCACATCATACTTATATTCATCAGCAGTAAAAGTTGTTGTCTGTGTATCAGTCACTTTCCAATCGAAAGCACCATTAGTTTGATTTGTATAAGTGCAAGTTACATCAGCCGCTTTAGTCGTTCTCCCCGAATCCCAGATCTGACTTTCAATTGTATATCCTGAAAGATTTACGGCACTTCCTCCTGAATCTTTCAGAGTGACAGACACGTTATGATCCGACCTTCGTTGGATCGTCATGTCATAAGTTCCCGGTGCTATAGCCATAAGCTTGTTTCCTTTGGCTTCAGTATATCAAGACTCGATTGGTTTGAGTCTGTAACCAAAACTAAACCGATCACAATTGCTTCCTGCACAATGCCAAAAATAAGGTCTTTCATTTGAAACAGCAAAACGTCTGACTGTTAAACCCTTATCGTCATAATCAGTTATGACTTTACCTTCCTCTAAATATCTAAAAAATGATTCACCTTGCTCGGAAGCATAAGTAATATAAACCCTTTCCTCTGGCATCTTGTAATTTGTATGCCAACCCATAAATCCCGTCGGTGGATAATAGAAATGACCAGAAACATAAATAGATTTATCAACGTAAATTTCTTTTAAAAAATGTAAAAGTTTACTAGATATTTCTGCCGAAAATCTATGCAGATTCTTTTCGTCTGCTGTGTCAATCTGTTTATCTACGACAGATCCTAACGCTTCTTCTGAAAGATAATCTTTCCATTTTTCTTGAGGTCTTTTCCCTACTCTTTTTGCCTCTAGTTTTATATCTTGAGTGTAACGTTGGATAATCTTTTCAATTTTATCTTTTACAGATGCACTGTATCTTTCTTTAAGCATCAATCTTGTCCTCATATTTTATATTATAATCAACGGTCATAATATCAGGGACGTAATCAGTCAAGTCAGCCGCTTTTGTGTACTTTGAAAGGTCAACATTTAAACAGTTTTTTAAAGCATTAATATCAGCATCTATCTCCTCAGCTATTGAAGTTTTACTGTTTGCAGTAGCTTTAACTTTTAAGTAATCGAGTGTGCTAACAAGATACTCTCTCATAGGTTTAATATCTTCAATCAGTGAAGCCATTATCGCTTGATAGTCAACAATGATTTTTGTCGGATTTGTGTAATCATCAAAACTACAATATAAAATCTCGCTGTATTTTATTCTTTCGTCTTCATCCTTCATGCTGTCAGTCATATCTGGAACAGAAAGATAAGCCGCCCCCGATGGAATAACATCCATAGCAATTAGTTCTGCTGGTGTCTTGTCAGAAATAACTGTTGCTAGTTTTGTTGTATTTTTATCGTAATTGTAGAAAATAGTAGTCATCAGGAGAAGAAAGCGATAGAAATGTAGGAGGGATCTGCTGCGACTCTTTTATAAGTAAAGCCCTTATCTCCGTCATCAGAAGAAGCCCAAGTTACTTCACTATCGAAACGATAAGCCGTGATATTGAAACTGTTAGTACTACGACTAGAAATAAAAGCAACATTCAGATTATCCGTTAATCCATAGTTCCAAGGGCTGCTTCCATCTCCTGTTGTATATTCTCCTACGCTTCTAGATGCACTCTCTTTGATGTTACCAATAATAACTCCATAACTTGTACCGTTTCTAATTGAAGAATCAATCGTAACTGTATAGAGTCCAGTTCCAGTTCTTGAAACTGTTAAATTTGTATTCTTAATTACGTTGCCACTTCCATCAAAAGCAATAGCACCTTTGATAACTAAACTTGTCGTAGCTTGTGTCTGCCAACTTAAATTTCCCGACCCGTCTGTTTTTAAAAATTGACCTGACGAACCATCATCCGAAGGAAGAGTTAATGTGTAATTTGATCCGATATTACTAGGGGCTTGAATCGCTGCATAATTAGAACTGTCTGAATCGTATAAACGAAGATCAAGTTGGCCTTTGATATTTACACCAGAACTATCAAAAGATACTCGCTCTGTTCCTCCTGTCGTGACAGATAAAATATCTGCTGCTGATCTATATAACCCTAAATTAGTATCAGACGAAAAACTAAGTGCTGGAGCAGAGGCCGATCCGTTTGTTCCTCTCAGTGGAAGCTTTGGTTCACTTGCTGAAGCTGTAAAAGTATGAACATCTGTATTCCCTGCAAGTATATCTAATTCATTTGTTGCTCCGAAATAAATTCCTGTATCTGTATCTGCTGCATTTCTAATTGGCAAGCTAGAACTTGATCCAGCAGGAAATCCCACGTTTCCCGTAAAGGTCGGGCTGGCTTCTGTTGCATGACCAAAGTTAGAGGCAATATTCCCAAGCGTTGTATAGTTTGAAGCTGTTGTTCCTGATCCTGTTTTAACTTTAAGAGTGTCAGGAGTTGTGCTTGTATCTATCCATAATTGACCTGTTGCAGATCCAGCCGCAGGAGGTGGTGTTGATCCTGAGCTTGTCGAATAAAGATCAGTAAGGTTTTCATTTATGTCTGCCCTTACGTTCGCTCCAGTGGAGTTAGGTATCGGGTAATTACCAACTGAAACTTGTGCCATTAGTTAAGCCTTTCCATGTCCTGTTGCCGTCCAAGTAAATGCTCTTGCTTGTCGGGCGTTGCTTGCATTGTAGATCGAGATCGTAAAATTAGTCGCACTTGAAGAAGCAATTGTGTAATAGTCTCCTGTCGTTGTTGCGCTGAAAGTAATGCCAATAGCAGGAGTAGCGGCAAACTTCTTTCCAAAGGTGACTGTCAAATCACCACTGTTTGATGCTGTTCCACTTCCTGATTCAGTTCGCCTTCCCATCATTGGTTGAACTCTTAACTGATCCACTGCAATCTGCTCTAAATTTCCACCCGTTGTAAATTCAGCTTTTAACTCATATTTTCGTGCGCTTAATTGAGCATTATTGTAAACTCTCCAACTTGTCCAATCGCTACCCGAAGGGCTTGCTTCCTGTGTTGTTCTTACATAAAGCTTGACATCACAATTCGACGGAGCTGTACCATCAATACTTGTCTGGTTATCCCAATCATCCCAAGTGTCAACAAAATCCGCATAAGGGAAGAAAGATCTTGCCCTTAATGTTGTATCAAGTCGAATAGAAAAAACATCTCCTAAATCAATCGGATTATTTTGAAATAAATAAGTCCCTGATGTTTCCAGAGTTGCATTACCTCCTGAACTTCCACCATCAGCCGCCATCAATAACTCACCACTTGCCACAGTTAAATTCGTTTTACTTCCTGCGAATCCACTGTCTTCTTGCTGGAGTGTCAACAGTTCCATGTCGTCAAGATCAGGCATTGTAAATTCGACACCTGCATAACCAACACTTTCATTCCCTGTAGCATCAACAAATTTCATTAAATAAGTTCCGCCCTTTAAAGTTGCGTATGCTTCTTTTGCTGTACCTGTTAAATCACTATGGATACTTGTTGCAGTTGCCCAAGTTACATTTGACAGATTTGGCGAATGTCTGAGCCTCACCAAGCCTCCCACGGTTACATCAAGATCAGTTGATTGAGTCCAACTAAGTCGAGCCAGTCCGTTAGTCGGAACCATTGAAAAGCTTGTTGGATCTGCTGGCGGTGCAGATTTACCAGCTAATGCTTGTTCAAAAGTAACAATCTGACTTCCTTTTCCTAATGAGTTATAAGCCTGAACCTGAATATAAATAGTCCCCTCTCTTACGTTTCTGATGGAAGCGGCTGGTGTTGCTGTGGTTATAACCTGCCAGTTGTCATTATCCATTCTGTAGCTAATTCGATATTCGGCCACGTTGACCCGATCATGCTGGAAGTCAAAGTCGAAACCTACAAAAATACCTTGACCTTCGGAATATAAGAATTGCTCTCCTCTTGCGTTTGTAACAGGATTAGGAGCAAGAGTTAAGTTACTAATATCTCTCAGAACAATATCTTCACCCGAATCAACTGCGCTGTAAATACTGGAATTATATTCAAGAGCCGTAACTGAAAAACCTGTCTTTTTACTATTTTCAGAAACAGATATAACCCGATACTGTTGAGATTGAATATCTGAAGTTTGAATCAACCAAAGGTTAGGAGTTGTAGGAGCCTGAGAGAATGTCCCGCTAATATTAATTGTTGTCCCACTAATGCTAGAAATTGTTTTTGTCTCGACTAACCCCGTGGGCATAATGACGGACAAAGTAGGGCTAAGACCTAAATTAATATTCGATAAATTTTCAGAACTATCGGCCACTATTGCACTTGTTGTAGCCGAACTAATACGACCTGATCTTCTTTCTCCTGCTCTTAAACTGTCAGCGATGTCAATAACCATTCCTGGTCTAAGAACTATTCCTGAATCAATACCAACGGCAAAAGTACAAGTTTGAGTAAGAAGTTGTTCACTTTTTAACAACCAACGGCCTGCTCTATGGGCCTGCCCTTGTGAGTAACAACCAAGAGCCTTAAGTTGTTTTTCTTGTATTCCATACTTTGCAACAGCATCAGCGTCTTCCACATATTCAAATTGAACTTCACCTAAAGCAGCGTAGTCTTGCCAAGCGACTGAACAACAAGTATGACGAGCTTTTTTAGAGCTTCCCGAATACTCAAACAAACCATCAATAACATTAGAATTGCCAATCAAATATTGACTGTCTTGAGGCGCATCTTGCACCATGACAACGGAACCCGCCCCGTAATAACTAATTCCTCTAAATAACGAAGTCATTTGCTGAATCACGTTATAAACTTCATCTCTCGAATTAATCAAAAGGTTGCAAAGCATACGCGGCTCCTGCCCTCCTTTCATGTCAGAGACAAGGCCATTTGTATATTGGCTTATTGTGTAAAAATCCCATTTATCAAGCGAGCTTTCTGCAAGACCTACCCCGTATCTGCCTTCTGTGATGAGGTTGTATAAGCACCAACTAGGATCTGCACACCAAGTAGCCGCGCTAAAGCCACCATTCCAGATTCCGCTATATGTAACCCGCCCAATATTGCCATTCGTAATTGTCTCGACACTTCCATCAGAAACGGCTCTTCTTTGTGTTGTTGAAATATCGACTTTTGCGTTTGAGGGCAGTTTGACCTTGATGCCACGGATTAGATATTTTCTAGAAGGAATGTTTTGGAAGGAACGGCTATCAAAACGAAGATAAGCAAGAGCAGAGTTTGGATACCTAAATTTTTCGTCAATTATTTTCGTGTAACTATTCCACCAAGTCTGAGAACTTTCTCTTGCACTGCTATCGTCTGAGCTGATCCTGACAACCTTTATGTCAACGGGGAAAGCACCCGTCAAAGGAAAAACATAATCTCTCAAATATGTATTGCTTGACTTACCTGAAATAGTGTCTGTCTTAACAGCGTTATAGCCACCGCCGTTATATTGGACGTCAATTCTAATCTGAACAGAATTGCCAACAATATCCCCATCATCTTCTACCAACCTAAGCATCGGAATTTTAATTGTGACTCTAACCCTATCTGTCGTATTTTCTGAAGATGGAATTTGACGTGTTACAGATGTCGAATTTGTAACTTGTATCCCTACCGCAACTTCTGACTCATTACCTGCTAAATCTGAGATATATGTTTGATCTTGTGTTCCGTTTTTAGTAACGATTGTATAACCTTCAAAATTATTATTACCAGATGAATCCTGAACAGGAGTCCCATCAAGATAAATAGATTTATTGCCGTCATCCAATCCTTCTATTGGGCCTTCTGAAAGAAGGTCTAACACTTTTGCATATTGAACCGATTGAAGCGAATCATCTGCCTCGGTTGGGGTATGACCACCGCCGCCGCCTTTTGAACCGCCGCCGCCTGATCCTCTAATTTCAGTCATTTAAACAACCTCATCAACATCTAAGCCAGAACTGATTACAGAGCTGCCAACAAACAAGCGACCATAAGCAATTGGGATAGCTGTTCCCACCTGCGCCGTATTAGTAACGCCACTGAAACTATAGTTCTGCAATACGTTCGCTTGTTTCATATTCAAATCAGGCGGTGGAGGTGAAAGCATTTGAGATATTCCACCGAGCATCATAGATAAACCAATAGCACCTAAAGCTTTAGAACCCCATGCAGCCCCATATACTCCGGCGGTCGTGCCAAAACCAGCTAAAGAACCGCCAGCGAAAGCACCGCCTAACATTGGAAGAGCAACAAACGAAAGACCAATTAAAGCTGCTCCTAATAAGACCATTCCCATCCCTCGACCTGCACCCGTTACAACTGGAGTAATAGAAAAAACTTCTCTTTCACTCCACGGGTGCAACAACGTGTCAATTTGCTCTTCCCCTACTACTTCCGTTCCTAATTGGACTTTATAGGCAACTCCATGTTGTTCGCTTTCAACCATCCATTTTGCTAATCCTTTAAAATTAGCAGTCAAAGCTTTTATTGCTTCCGCAGGAGTATTTACATCAAGCTCAAAAGTCCCTTGACCTCCTAGCTGTTTTTTTAACGCTCCGTAAACTTTAACGACTTTCATGTTTTAAAACTTTAGCCGTGACTTTCTGATAATAGCCGCCATACACATCGCGAGACGATAATCTTCCCTGAACGTGATGAAGAACAATGCCATCATTTAGATAAATAGCTGCATGATTAGGAACTGGGCTTTCTAATTGCATTAAGAATAAATCTCCATAACCAATATTCTCTAAATCAATTTCCTTAAAACCTTCTTTTGCAAAATTATCTAAATACATATTTTCGCCGTTATACCACCATTGATCTCTTCTATTGTAATCGTTTAATTGAAGCCCAAATTCTCTTTTATAAAAGTCTCTTACGAGGGAATAACAATCAACAATCCCATGTGAAAATTCCCTACCAACATAAGGAAGCTCAAAACCGCTAGGTTTATAAGTTCCCCAAGTTTCAGTGTTCGGATTAACAATAAACCACGGTAAACCAGAAGCCTCACAAGCAACCATATCCGCAGGACTAGGAGCAGGGTTTGTTTTTGGGTGACTGTGAATAACGGCTGTGATTTCTCCCCTCTTCTCTGCTTTTAAATAGTCATTTGGATCAAGGATAAAATGTTCATCGGGTGTCTCAGCTATGTTTTGACATTTAAAATATCTGTTTTTTCCTTTCACAACATGAACTAATCCAACAGCTTCCTTTGGGAAGTCTTCCTTTGCGTGAGCTAATGCTTGCTCTTTGATCGCTTCAGTTAGATTCAATTTTGCCTACCTGCTGACGGGAATGATCCAAAAGGTAAAGGGCTATCTGCCCCGAATCTTAACTTGCAAGAACTAACTCTTTTCCCGCAACGATCATTAGCCAACGAAGATTCCACATTGTCATCTACGTCCCAATAATTTGAACCTGTGTAACCACATTCCCCAGATCTATAAGCCCATTGGCAAATATTACCGATCATTTGACGGCGAGGAATTTGATCTCCTGGTCTATCCATCTTGCTTGCTAATTCAAATTCAACAGCCAATCTGTTCTCTGATGATTTTCTATCAATCTCCCAGATCTCAACAGGCCATTGAGCATTTGGATCAGCAGCCGCTTCACCGTCCAAATATCGCTTGAGGGTTTTTATTCTTCTGACCTCGGCCCCACAAAGATCGTTCCCCGTTGTAGTTGTGTTTACAACAACCAATAAAGCTGTGATTGTATTATCTAAGTTTGAAATAGTTAAAGTTGGTCTAGGTAACGAACCTGTCGAAGAATATTCAAAGCCTGAAGCCTCTACAGCTTGCCGCGTGTATTGATTACTGTCCCAAATAATATTCCCATTGATGTTCGCATTGCATCCATTATGAAACCTATAAATATCATTTGAGCCATGTAAATCATTAGACAATCTAACTTCAAATAATTCAATAATTGCGCTTGGTGCTAGTTTTGAAAGTTCTTCATAAACGCTACTTATTGCAGTCCAAACAACATTATTGTCGGTAACTGTTGAGCCAATATCTGTAGGCCAGTCAGGTTCAGAACCCGCAGAAGTTCCAGCCGTTGTTACTTTAAAAAACAGACCTGTTAATTGATCTGTTGCACCTCTTCTTATGTCGCCAAGGCTGTAGGAAGTACTAGCGGCCCATGCTGAAACTGCCATATCTTACGGCTCCGCTACTTCTTGAAATTTCGCTCTAATAGATGCCCTGTTTGTGTAACGCATCTCACGACTCCATTTAATGCAAACACATTTCCTAGCAGAAGATTCTTCAGGTGGAGTAAAATTAAAGCTTTCATTACCTCCTCTTGCTTCTAAAAAAGTCTCAATTGAGTTTGCATTTGTTTCGCTTAAATTATCCCAACGCAAGCTATATTCTTTTAAATCCTGATTAAGTCCAAATACTAAACGGGTCGAGTATCCATCACCGTATTGAACAGCCAATGTTTTAGGGCTGCTGCTTTTGCTTGTTCCGTAACTCGGAGTAATTGATGGAAAATTTGACATTAGGTAGCTAATAAGCCTCCAGGTCTTTTCTCTTCAATCAAGGCCGCTTGAATAGCTTGACCTAACATATTTCCTAACTGTGCCGCTTGGTTTCCATCTCCTTCCACAGACGACCCAGACGCATCAACTGAAACATTAATAACGGTTGAACCGCCTAGCTGATGATTCGGAGTGATGTTGCCACTTGCTCCAGGGACAAACAATTCTGGGCCTCGCTCCCCAACGATATAAGGTGAACCGCCTTTAACTGGGCCTCCTCTTGCTTTAAATGGAATAGATGGCGCATCAATAGCCATGTCGGTATTCCATTCTGTTAATTTGCCTGGTATTGGTTTTGCTGGCCCAAACGTATTACCTAAGAAGGAACTGAATCCACTCATCAACGGCGCAATAATCGCTTGTCTAATAGCAATACGAGTCATATCAGCAATAATGCTGTTTGCGAACTCGCGGAAATTCATTTTTCCCGTTTGAACAAACTGCACAAGAGCGTCTTCCATTCCACGGAAAGATTTCACCACTATGTCACCAACTTGACCACCAAAATCATTCACGGTCTTGCCATATTGCTGCATCTTCTTGGCAAATGAATCTTGGAATTGAGCCGATGTTTGTGCTGTTATATCTCTCAATGCACCCATCGCCTCGCTTGCTTTTACAATTTCATCCGCAGCAAGTTGGCCTGGTAGATCAAGTAATTTCTGATTTAAGTCATTAAGTCTTTCTGTTGATTCTTCGATTTTCTTGGTGATTTTACTCCATTGAATAGAACCAAATGGAATAAATTTCCTGTTTAACCACCATGCTTCTGCGTTCTTTAGGGCCGCCAATGTGTTCCTTTCTGTTTCCAGAGTATTCTTAATTAATTCCTCATCAAGACTCTTTAAAGCTTCTGCATGAGAGATTTCGGCATCTCTAGCCTTTACCCAGTCCATACTTAATTTTGCAACCAAAATACTTAACGCTGTCAAAGCAAGCATGATTGGCCCCATTGCCGCTTTTGTTAAGCCTATGGTGGGTAATAATTTCCGTTTAATATAAATATTAATAACCCTGATAGCGGTATAAGCCTTGTAAAGAAGAGGAACTAAAATTCCCGTTGTCGTTACAACGCCTCCAACTCCCACCGCCGTTGCCTTGAGCCATTCAGGAGCTTTTGAGACAGTCCTAACAACTGCTGTCAAGGCCTTTGAGGCTTCGACAACGATAGGCACTAAATAATTTCCTAGCTCAACGCTTAAATCACTAATTGCATTTTGTAAGTTTTTAAATTGCTGCTCAGGGGATCTAGCCATCAAGGCTTCAATACTCTTTCCTCCGTCTTGTTCAATACTTCTTAAAGCATTGATAACAACTTCACTTGTGATTTTTCCTTCTGAAGCAAGCTTCTTGATTTGGCCCACGGGCTTGCCCATCTCTCTAGCAATCGCTTGAGTTAAAATTGGTAGTTGCTCCGCAATTGATCTATATTCATCACCTTGCAAACGGCCAGAACCTAACGCCTGTGATAACTGCAAGAACGCTCCAGAGGCTTGCTGTGCGCTAACTCCTGCAAGTTTCGTTGCAACATTGAAACCCATATATGTCGTTTCAATCTCTTTCAACGTCACGCCTATCGGCCTTAAACGTCCATAAATATCTGTAATACCGCTTAATGCTTCTGTCTGACTTAATCCAAATCTTTTTGCTGCCCTTGCTGCTAAATCTTGCGCTCCTGCGTTCTCTCCATATTCTTTTGATAATAACTCTAAGCGAATCTGTGTTTGCTTAAAGGATGCGGCCATGTTGGTCAGCCGCCGTCCTGTTTCAACCAAAGCTAGTTTGGTCAAGATCCCCTGAAGGCCACCAAATGTTTTTTGCGCTTTTAAATTTTGCTTTGCTAAACGTCCTGTTGCATTACCTAATTCACGAATCTTTCTTATCGCGTCTCTCGCGTCAACCTTAAATTTTACTAATGATTCAGCCATGCAAAGATTCTAGCTTGATCGCTTCTCGTAGTCAGATTTTAACTCGTAATAAGCCGCAAAAGCTATTAACTCCGCCTCAGTTATTTCATTTCGCAACCTTCCAACAGTCATTCCCAACTCTGTCGCCAAGAAGAACTCAAAGAAAACCCATTCGTCTTCTTCTAAAGCTTTTTTATTTCGCCAATCTCTGCTCCTTCTTCTAATCCGTTTAGGAACAATTCAATCTCATTTAAAACTTTCTCAGGTAATTCTCTTTGCAATTTAATTGCATCGCCTGGGGAAAAAGCTTTAGTTCCATCTTCTAATTCTGCTTTGATGCAAAGAAGTTGAGTGCTTGCTTTTAAAGCATCATCACCCGCCGACTTCATCGACAAGACACGATCAGCACGGGTAATCGCTTTAAAGTAAAGGTCAACAACGTGATCCCCTTTTTCGTTTGTTAGTTCAAACTTACGGCGATCATTCAAGTCAAAAGCACCGCAGAGCAAATCAACGGTGCGATTTTTATTCGCAGACATAAAAAATTCAGGTCAGGTTCTTAGATTCTACGCTGCGCTAGTAATTGCGCCACAGGTCTGGAAGTTGGCAGTAACTTTTGTTAAGTCGCCGATTGCTGTTGATGTACTCATTCCAGTAATAATTCCTGAGAAGCTCCACTTCTTAGAGCCAGAAGTATCAATGTAAAGCTCGAATTGAGCATCACCAGCATCTTCAGTAACTAAAGCCTCATCAAGTAGATTCTTTGTTTCATTACCTGAAGCGGCTGAATAGTTAAATTCAATAGAACCAGTGCCAGAAATCAAAGATCCAACATAAGATCTTGAAGTATCTCCGTGGGCTGTTGTGTCAAGAACATCTTTCGATATGTCGAGACTCCATGAAGTTGTTTGAGCGACAGCTTCGGTTGTTCCAGCAGAGTTCTTAAATTTTACAGAACCCTCTTCTCCTCTATAAAGAGCCATTTAATTAAAAGGAATGATGTGTAAAGTTTAGCCCTTATCGGACTTATCTACAGTTTTAACCTCGCAATTCTTTTTTTGATCTAAATATTGCTGGCAACGCGGATCGAATAACGCAGGGTTACGTTTCCCTTTCACCGCTTCAACCGCATCAAGTTGTTCTTCAGTAAGAGCCATTGCTTAAAGTTCTTCGATTACTTCAAATGTTACTCGCACTTGCGTCTGAAAGTAACCTTCAGGAGATGGAGATGACATGACTTCAGGCCCAATAGGCGGATCAAAGTAAACACCTGAAATGTTTATCCTGTTATATAAGTCTCTAACACGCTTACCGATTACATAGTTATCACCCGCCCCTTGTCCTCTAGGAGTAAAGATATTGACGGACATTAAACCCGTTAAAGCATTACTTGAGCCTGATGTCCCTCCTTGCGTGATATAGCTGCTACTACTAAAACTCATTGAACATTGACACCAGCTTTTGTTAGGAGTCGGGATAGCAGGAACATTATTGAAAACAACTGTTACAGGTGGCGTTCCTGTTTCAAGCTCATCTTTCAAACGGCTTTCAATCGTAGAACGAACGGTATTTAGATTAGTAGCAGCCATTTAATTCGTTTCCTTTATGAATTTTTCCCAGTTGTAATCTATATACTTTTGCATCCCTTTTGCTATTCCTTCAACCCAAGGCGGTGGATTTTGTGAACTGCCTGTTGTTCCTGAAGCAACCCATGAAGCTGGTCGAGCTGTTCCATAACAAATTGGCTCTGCATATTCCATATTGTTTGTAATTGTATAGACCGTATCTAATGAATGTTTTTTAGTCACGTCATAATTTGCCTTCGGCCCTGTTCTTACAACTCTTACCGCATTAGTTGAAGCATCTGTAATCATTCGCGCCGGTGAAGTGTCTGAATAAGTTTTGCTTTCACCTGCATCAATAGGATTTGATGGATTACCCTCCCCTTTTGATATTTGCCATGAGGCTCTAAGCCTCCCAGTGTCAACAGGTGTGCCAACTTTTAACCGAGCGTCAGATTCTAAAACAGCACTTTGCAACAAAGCTTCCAAAAGTCCCTCAACCTTCTTTGGAATTTCCTCTGGCTTCCACTGCTCCGTCATGCTCTTAAAAACAATTCATAGCTCAAGTCTATC